GTTCCACAGCGTTGATTTCGGTTTGAGTTGATTGATTCATGTTGATTACTCCTGATTAAAAACTGGTGAGGCGCACCAGCAACGCAACTTAGTATCAGAGTGATACTGAGATTCAAAAGACGATGAGTGTTCCCTGTGTGTCACAGGTAGCACATCACGCCCACGCGCCACACGAACAAGTCGAGGGCGAGAACTACGCACGCTGTCAGATACGCCATCACAAAGGTGATGCGTATGGGTGTGAACCTTGTCATTTGTTAGACCCCCTTGCATGACGGGCAGTATGGGTATGCACCCTCGCCCTCTACCAATGGTTCGGTTGAACCGCAGAAACCACAAGGCTCGGCTTTCGGCTTGCCCTCGTTGTATATGTTCTCGTCAAGATTGATTGCGGCTTCGTGCAGTTGCTTGGTCACACTTGCGTAGACCTTTGCCGCTTGACTCAGTTGCTCAGGCGTTGTCTCAGGGTTTGCCATCAGCACAATCAATGTCTCCTCCATGTGCTTGGCGTTCTTGATTACACTAGCCCACCTACGCATGAGAATCTTTCTTTGGAACGACATATAGTTGCCGTGCAACCCCGCTTGTGGTTTTATCTCGCTTGCTTTCATTCTTCTATCTCCTTGGGATACTGCATGAACAGTATCCTGCCCTTGTAGTCGTGCGGTGAGAGGAAGTCACAGTTGTTTAGCTCTGCGGCTTTCGCCTCTATGTCACCATCGGCTATGTACTCGGCGCTGTGTACGCGGTGTATGAGTGCTGAGTCCCCATCGAAGAACTCGATGTCCCCAAAGATTACAAATCGTTTCATGTTGCTTCCCTTTCTGTTTTGTTCATGAATACCCTCAACTCTTCAAAGTTGTATACGAACCGCCCATGCTCATCACGAAAGCGCCACTCATCACAAGTGGTGCATCCCGCCGCATAGGTACGGCATCGCTTGCCTATGGCACCGCGCAAGAACTTGAAGCCTTCCTCTGATATGTAGTGGGTCTTAGCCCTTTGGCGTATCTGTCTAACTTTCATTCTGTTACCTCCTCATTCTTTTTAAACCAATACTCCCGCGCCCACATTGCTTGAAGCATCGCAATTGCGGTGTAGTCCATGTCTATTAGTTTTGTTTGCTGTGCTTTGTCCACCGCAAACTTGGTACGCCGCGCCATGTACTCAGGGAACGGCATCGCAAACAAGTCATCATTCATTCTGCTTCTCCTTTGGTTTGTTCGCACAGTTCGTGTACGCGGTACAGCACATTCTCAAGCTTCAGTTCTACTTCGTAGCGTTTGCTTATGCTGTCGATGTTCTCCACCACATAGCGCAGTTCCGCCCTTATGTGAGCAAGCTCGATGTGCCAATCGTGTTCTTGTTTTTCTTTCATTGTGTTTCTCCTTTGGTTTGTTCGTTGAATAAATCCTCAAATGTGTAGCCTTCTCCTTTCTCAAAGTCTTCCTCTTGCAATGGGGGCAACTGCATTGCCTTCTCCATCATGTCCCACACACTACGCATGGACTCGACTGTCTCTGACCCTGTGGATGGGTTGCCGTAGCCTGTGGGCTTGCCCTTGCTGTATGTCACTTCTTTCAGACAATACCAATCCTCGCCGTTGTTCTCTGACTTGGCGTTGACGATGCGGTAGTTCCATGTGAAATCAAAAGGGGCGTCTTCCTCAGACAGATACCCCTCGAGGTTGGTCATCGGCACGCGCATCAGCAGTTCTTCGATGGCAGTCACATCACCCTTGGCAATGTCTTGTTTCATCTGCTCAATCACCACCGCAATCAAAATTTGTAAGTCACTCATGTTGTTTCTCCTAAAGTTGTTTATGTAAACTCAGTATCAGGCTGATACTCAGTCCTCTCTGCGCCGAGACAATAGCTCGGGCACTTTCATGTGCTCTCTGTCCTCCCTTCCTATTGATAGCCACCTGTCACGCAATGACTCAATGGCAAACGATGAGACCAACTCCCACCAGTTACGCTTCTCCTTTTTGTACTTGCTTGGCTCTGCCTCGAAGTCGAGCAGTATCCTGCTCTTCTCCCGCATCAGTATTGATAGGTACTTTTTTAGTAGCCCCTCGTACTCGCCTTGCCCCATCTGTTCGGCGTAGCTACGCTGTGCTCTCACCTTTTTGATTTCATATGTCATTGGGTCAAGGGTATGTTTCAGTTGTGTGCGCCACTTGTCTATCCATGCCTCATAGCGTGCCTTGCTCATGATGAGCCGCGCCATGCGTTGGCGTTCTTCCAATATCTCAGTCACCCGCGTTTCCCCTATGTCACCACTCACCACCATGTTGTGCAGTTGCTTGCGTGTCTGCTTGCTGGGTGGTGTGCGCTTGGGTTGGCAGGCTTTGCAATTCTTGGATGAGATGGTCATTAACACATCACCCTTCATGCCCCGCGCTTGCATCTGCGCCCGTGTGAGTCTGCGGTTGAACTCGGCGAGGGGCTTTTCTTCTCCGCATTTGTTACACTTTTTCATACATTTGTCCACTTCGTTGTTCGAGCATACCCACCATTTTTCCTTACTGGACAACCTAGTGGGTGCGGTGTTTTACCAGTAGGCATCAGGGATTTTAGTACAGTATCCCCAAATACCTATCGCATACGGACATATCAAAGGATAAATAACTTTTCACACCCACCTCAACCTGTATATATATATATTTATCTTTTTATCTCTTATATATATATAGGTATTGTGGGATGGGTATCGCTTGAAGCCCCGCCAGTATTGGGTTACGCGATACCCACTAGATTGTCCACATGGGAAAAATGGTGGGTATCGTTCCCACACCTGTATATAAACACAGTTGTGGGTAAACACAGTATCACATTGATACTGAGTCGTCATATCAGGCGTAGTTGTTGGCTTGAACGCTTGATATCTTGCCACTCATCAAGGGCGGCTTTCTCTCTGAGCTTGCGCTTCTTGGCGTAGTATTCCTTGGGGTTCTTCTCGTGTAGGTCTACGAGGGCTTTGTATTCCTTGCGTAGCTCGGCGAGCTTGGTGCGGGTATCGGATGGGATGTGTACGCGGTATTTCATTTGGTTACTCCTTGTCTGTGTTGAAGATTTGCATGAGTTGTACGCCGAGCATGAAGGCGCAGAGTAGTGGCAGGATGAGCCACAAGGGCGGGATGTATTCGAGTGCTACCTCAATGTGGGTTTTGATGACGACTACGCAGATAGCGCTGAGGGCTATGTGAGACAGGACTTCTAACGATTTCATTGTGGTTCTCCTTAGTTGATGATTGTGTTGATTCGGGCATCGAGTTCCGCTTTAGGAAATATGCCTGTGCTTTGCTCAGTCTCCAATGCCCACAGCAAGGCTTTTAAGTGGGCGCAGGCAAGCTCGTCGCCTGCCTTGGTTGCGTTGCGTAGGCACAAGCGGGTGTGCCTGAGTGCTTCGTGTATTGGTGCGGTGTTTACATCTACTGACATGGGGAATCCTTTAATTGGACAGAAAAAGAAATAGCGGTGGGACAAGACGCCCACACCGCTTGGAAAAAACTTAGTATCGAGTTGATACTGAGTTACTGCACAGAAGCCAAGAAGCGACGCTTCTCAGCGGCAGTCAGCTTACCGAAACTTGTTACCAAACGAGCAACCTTGTCAGTCTTGCTGTTGGTCTTGGTCTTGGTCTTGGTCTTGGGCTTTCTTGGTGTTGTCTCTCCGCCAAAGATGCGGTCAAGCACGCGGTTCATTGCCATTCGCGCGGTGCTACCTTGCTTGAATGTCATACCGCGTTGACCCATGTATGGCTTGCACTCGTACTTTGCTTCAGCCCATTCGATGACCAATGGCTTTGCGTCAGCACGAGAGCCGATGCCTAAGGGCAACAACTGAGAGAGAAATTCGACAGCGCTGTTGTCAGCTTTGTTGAACACGGCAAAGGCAGATGCCTTGATAGATGCGAGTTGCATATTGAATCTCCAAAAGAAAAGCCCCGCATAGTGGCGGGGCGTCACGGCGACTGAGTTCCCCCAATCGATGCCTCTAGTATACCACAATGCGTTTGGAAAGACCCTTTACAGCACTCGAACTCAGTATCGGTTTGATACTGACCCCACCTACCCCCCACCCCCCAATATGCACAGCCATGCCCCGTCCCAGTGTGAACACTATTCCCCAGCCATTCTAAATATCTCAGTAAACCTTATTTACTACACCCCATAAATTTTATAAAAATTCCAAATAACCTATGTCAAACTTTGGACACTGCACTATAAAAAAAGCCCCCTGACTCACATCGGGGGGCTGAAGAGACTTTGCAGTCTAGGAGAAGCAACAGTTTCCCATCACTTAAGAAATAGTATACACTCCGGCCATCGAGGTTGCAAGGGCCGCGCATGTTAGAACATTTGGTGCAATTTGAGCCAGACATCACCAGTCTGGAAGATTTCAAGGAACTGGATGATGTGTCATCTGGGGAACTGTTGTCTGCGCAAGTTGCTACTACGGAGTGGCTTAAAGAACTCGGCGTTACCGCTGACGAGAAAATAAATAAGGAAGCGCAAACTACTGCTGCCCGTGAAGCTTTCAATGTCGTAACCACAAACGTGGGCGACGCAGAACAAAAACTCAAACTGCTAGAACTCAAAACTCCAGAGGCTGTGCGCCACATTACCGGCATGTTGACTGCCTATGACTGGGAGTTTGTGGAGATGGCCAAGGAGTTGCGCGGCTACACCGTAGCAAAGCTTTTTGAAGAAACCCAGTCCCCCAACGCCAACATCCGCCTTAAAGCCTTAGGGCTACTGGGTAAAGTTACAGAGGTGGGTTTATTTACAGATAAGATTGAAGTCAAGAAGACTAACCTTACGGATGAGGAAATCGACCGCAAGCTTAAAGACAAGCTGGCCAAGTTCATGGGCGTGCAAGACGCTGATGTAGTAGAAGACATTGAAATAAATGAAACTGAACGACCTGACACTGAATCCAACTGAGATTCAGGCTATCCAGAAAGCTCTACCAACCTTGAGTCTGGTAGAGAAGGTGGAGCTTATGGGTATGTTGGAGGAACGCGAGAAACGCTACAGCGTCAACGCCGGTCGTACAAACATGATTGAGTTTTCCAAGTACGTCTACCCCGGATTCAAGGTAGGGCCACACCACAGGAAGCTGGCCAAGATATTTCAAGATGTGATTGAAGGCAAGAAGAAGCGCGTCATCATCAACATTGCCCCACGTATGGGTAAGTCTGAGTTTTCGTCTTACCTGTTCCCCGCGTTCTTTC